CCTTAGTGTTTAAACTAAGAAAACTTTTAAAAAATTATACTTCCGATGATTATTTGTTATTAACAGGAGATCCTGCCATAATTGGAGTGGCGTGCTCAATTGTCGCAGACCTTACAAATGGTAGATATAACATACTTAAATGGGACAGACAGGAAAAAACTTATTACCCTATTGAAATAGATTTATATGAAAGAGGAGAAATAATGTTTGACAAATAAAAATTACGCATTATATAGGATATTATGAAAGGTAAAAAGGTAAAACAATATGTCAATTAATTTTGAACAAGACAAACAAGAAGATATAAACAAAACAGATGATGCTCATTTGTTATCTGCTCAAGTTTCTAAATTAAAAAATTTAGAAGATGAGTTGACATCAAGAGAGGACGAACTTAAGAAATTAAAAAAGAATATAGAATTAATTTCTGGTGAAGTTATTCCTACGATGATGCAGGAAATGAACATATCAACATTAAAATTAGCAGATGGTTCCGCAGTTGAAGTGAAACCTATCTACGGTGCTTCTATCACAGCAGATAAAAAAGAAGAAGCATTTAACTGGCTTCGAAACAACGGCTTGGGTGACCTTATTAAAAATGAGGTTACTGTTTCCTTTGGTCGTAACGAAGATAACAAGGCAGTGGAATACGCTGTCCTTGCGCAAGGTAAAGGTTATCAACCTGTCCAGAAATTAAAGGTTGAACCTATGACCCTAAAAGCATTGGTTCGTGAGCGTATCGAGTCTGGAAAAGATATGCCCACGGATCTATTTAACGTGTTCGCAGGAAGCCGAACCAAAATAACGAGGAAATAAACATGAGTAATGAAAAACGAAACACGGACAACGGCGCAACTAAAAAGTCTGCGGTAGCTGAAAAAGCTGCTGCAGGTGCATTGTCTACTAGCCTCTTTGAGGCTGACGCAGATAAAGGATTGGGTAATATAGGTCATGATGATCTAGCCCTACCTTTTCTTAAGATCCTAGGACAATTATCTCCAGAGGTAAATAAGAGAGATGGTAAGTATGTTGAAGGTGCAGAACCTGGCATGATTTACAACTCTGTTACAGGAGAATTGTTTGATGGAGTAACCGGAGTGGATGTCGTTCCATGTCACTATAAGTTAGAATACATAGAGTGGCAAGATAGAGGAGAAGGCGCTGGAGCACCAGTGAATATACACTCTTCTTCTAGCGATATCATGTCTCAAACTACAAGAGATGCAGGGTTTAAAGATAGATTACCTAACGGTAATTACATCGAGAGAACTGCAAGCCATTTTGTAATAGTAAATGGTGCAAGCCCATCGACTGCTTTAATTGCCATGAAATCAACGCAATTAAAGATTAGTAGAAAGTGGAACAGTATGATGGCTAGTATAAATCTTAAAGGAGCAAATGGAAAACTATACACTCCAGCTTCTTTTAGTCATGTATACAAGCTAAAAACTGTTCAACAATCGAACGATAAAGGTACGTGGTTTGGTTGGGAAATAAGTAAGGTTGGACCTATTGCTGATGCAGCAGTATACAACCAAGCTAAATCTTTTTCTGAAAGTGTCTCTAAAGGAGACGTTCAAGTCAAGCATGGGGATACCGCAGCTTCGACTACAGAAAAAACTAGCGCACACTTTTAATTTTCTGGTGGGGGCAAGCAATTGCCCCCACTTACACAAACATGGGTTACAATGGAAAAAGATTTTATAAAGATATTTAACGGACTAGAAAGAAATTATGGCTACATCAAAGACATAGGTAGTAGCAAACATAACAACGAAGGTAAACTCAAGACAGTTTACACTTGGGCCAAAAAAGAAATTACAGATCAAGATTATATAGACCATTTAAATGGTAAAACATCTATAGGTATTCAACCTTGTGATGATGAAGGTATGGTTAGCTTTGGAGCAATCGACATTGATGACAAAGAACACAGCTATACAAATTTTCCCTATCAAAAATATTTAGAAGCTATTGCTAAACATAAATTACCTGTAGTACCAGTTAAATCTAAAAGTGGTGGATTACACATCTATATGTTTTTTGCAGAAAAAGTTAAAGCTACTTTTGCAAGAGAGTGTTTAGAAAATTTATTATATAGTTTAGATCTTAAACCAGGAATAGAGATCTACCCTAAACAAACAGAACTAGGTTTAGACTCTGAAGGTAACCCTATTGATGGACAGTTTATAAACATTCCATACTTTAATAAAAAAGAAAGAGTTGCATTAAATTTAGATGGCACTGAGTTTTCATACGAAGAATTTATAAAAGTTGTAAATGCAAATAGATTTACAAAACAACAATTAGAAGAGTTTTCACTAGCCCATGTGAAAAATCTGCTACAGGGAGGTGCTGAAGATTTAGTCGACGGCCCTCCTTGTTTGCAGTTATTGACACAAAGTAAACTAAAAGATGGTAGAGACAGAGTTTTATATAACTATATGGTATTTGCTAAAAAAAAATATTCAGATAGTTGGGAGAAAAAATTATTGGAGTTTGCTAGAAATAATTTTATTTATGACAATGAGTGGGGAGATAAAAAAGTAGAAGAGAAAATTAGAGCATGGAAAAAAGGTACTAACAAAGGCCACACTTGCAATGAAGATCCTATACATAGTGTATGTATGAAAGCTGAATGTAGAAAAAGAGCCTTTGGTTATATGTCAGATAAGAAAACACACTACCCTGTTTTATCTGGATTAGTTAAGATTGCATATCCAGAACCAGAATATACTTTTAATGTAGTACTACCAGATGGAGAAACTACTAGACAAGTCAGAGCAAAAAACATTAAACAAATAATAAATCAAGATGAGATTAGAGGTATCATTGGTAATGCTGCAGGTTTTATTCCACCTAAAATAAAAGGTGATCAGTTCCAAGAAGTTATGGATACATTGTTTCCGCCTAAAGAAACAACGACACCACCTAAAGGAACAACACCAGAAGAATTATTAGAAGAGTATCTAAGAGAATACGTTAATGGTCCACAAGCTACAAACTACGCATCGTTTAGAACAGGTGCAACTCTTGTAGAAGAAGACATGATGTACTTTAAATACAAAAGTTTTTTTGATAGTTTACGAAACAAAGAATGGAAAGAGAATAAATCTAAAACAGGTGAGATGATGATGCGTTTGTTTAATGCTAAGTTTGCGGTTAATAAAAGATTTCCTAAAAAAGATGGAGAAGAAACTAATCATCCTCCTGTAGAAGTAGTAGAGATTGCTTTAGGTAATTATAAAGAAGGCGAGATTGTAACAGAAAAGATACCATTTAAAAACAAGAAAGATATATTTTAATGATTAAAAAAATACTGGGTCCACCAGGTACAGGTAAGACAAGGACACTATTAAAATTTGTAGACTCATATATTAAACAAGGAGTACCATTAAATCAAATAGGCTACTTTGCATTTACAAAAAAAGCTGCAGGTGAAGCACAAGGTAGGATGTTAAAAGATAATCCTCATTTAGAAAAAAAAGATTTAAAGTATTTTCAAACCTTACATTCATTTGCTTTTCACACTTTAGGATTAAGTGAAGATGGTGTGATGCAACCAGAACACTATGAACAGATTGGTACAGATCTAAGTATTAGAGTAAATTATTTTACTGAGAGTGATGAAATTTGTTACCTGGATTGTGACAATGAATATTTTAAATTAATAAACAAGGCTAGAGTCAAAGACATTTCTATCGAGGAAGAGTTCAATACCAATGAATGGAGTCGTGAGATAGATTTTCCTATCTTGCAACACATCTATAAGTATTTTATGGACTTTAAAACAGGTAGTAACCTCGTAGATTATACCGATATGATTACTAAATTAGTGGCTAAAAACAAGGAAAAATTGATTATTCCAAAGTTTAAAGCTATTTTTATTGATGAAGCTCAGGATCTAGCTCCAGTTCAATGGCAGATGTACGATGCTTTAAAAGAATGTACTGAAGATATGTATCTAGCAGGTGATGATGACCAAGCTATTTTTGCTTGGGCTGGTGCAGATGTAAATAGATTTATTACAGAACCTGCAGAAGAAACTATTTTAGATCAATCAGAAAGAATACCAAAGGTAGTTCAAGAAATGTCTAGTGTTATTATAAATAGAATACAAGGTCTTAGAAAAGAAAAAATATATTATCCAAAAATAAATAAAGAAACTAAAAAAATTGTAGAGGGTTATACAGAATCTATTTACTCTTTAGATAACTTGAACTTGCAGCAAGGACAATGGTTAATTTTAGCTAGGACAACGTATAGAGTTGGAGAGATATGTAAAAAATTAAAAGAATCTAATTTATACTACAATCATTACAGGTTTGGTAAAAGTTTTGATACTAAGTTGTTTAGAACTATTCTAAACTGGACAAGACTTACAAAAGGAGAAAGTATTAACAGAGCAGATTGTAAAGATATATTTGATTATCTTAACGTAGAGTTTAATGAAAACTTAGGACAAGATATTAAAATGGAAGATTTAAATTTTAAAAAAGGTTTGCCTTGGTATGAAGTATTTACTAATGCAGATCAAGCAGAATGTTTCTATATTAGAAATATGCTGACTATGGATGAAAAATTATCTAAGGAACCAAGAATTCAAGTATCGACTATTCACGCAGCTAAAGGTGGAGAATGCGATAATGTTGTATTGGTATTAGATAATGCTAAAAAAATAAGAGATTCTATAGCAAGTAGTATAGAAAAGCAAGACGAAGAACACCGGGTTTGGTATGTTGGTGTAACCAGATCAGCACAAAACCTGTATATATTAAAATCAAAAAAAGAAAGGAATGGTTACAACTTATGACAAACAAAGATATCTTTAAAGATGCATTTCCGCAAGATAAACAAATAGGTGGATCTCACTATCAACACTACCACATTCAACCTTATGAATTTATTTCAAAAAATGAACTTACTTTTTTTCAAGGTAACATAATAAAATATGTAATGCGTTATCCGTATAAAGGTGGTATACAAGATCTAGAAAAAATAAAACACTATTGTGATTTAGAAATTAAAAAAATGAAAGACACTAATAAAAAGAAATGAATTTATTTTTAAACTTAAGATTAAAAATAGAAACTTTAAATAACAAAGTAGATAAACTTTATCGAGAAAACCAAGTAATGAAGAAACGTTTGCTTATGTATGAAAAGCCTGGAATGATTTATTACAATAACAAAAAGGAATTAAATGATAATACCCAAATTTGAAACTCAAAAAGAATGGGTCGAGCCAAAAGAATTTCCTGATCTAAGACAGGTTGATGAGATAGCTGTCGACTTAGAAACAAGAGATCCTAATTTAAAAACAAAAGGATCTGGTGCTGTTATTGGCGAAGGTGAAGTTATAGGTATTGCTGTTGCTGTACCAGGCAAAGCTTTTTATTTTCCTATTGCTCACGGCTCAGGGCCTAACATGGAACGTAAAAGAGTTTTAAAATGGTTTGCAGATACGATGTCAACACAGTCTACAAAAATATTTCATAATGCAATGTATGACGTATGTTGGATACGTAATTTAGGTATAAAAATCAATGGTTTAATCGTAGATACAATGATTGCTGCATCACTGGTAGATGAGAATAGATTTCAATATTCTTTAAATGCATTGTCTTGGGAATATTTGGGACATGGTAAAAATGAAACCGCATTAAACGAAGCTGCAAAGTCAAGAGGGTTAGATCCTAAAGCAGACATGTGGCAACTGCCTGCATTAGAAGTAGGATTGTATGCAGAAAAAGATGCACAGCTTACATTGGAGTTGTGGCAAGTTTTTAAAAGAGAAATAGTTCAACAAGACATAGAAGATATATTTAATTTAGAAACAGATTTGTTTCCATGTTTAGTTGATATGAAATTTAAAGGAGTTCGCGTTGACGTTGAAAAAGCGAATCAAACCAAGATTCATTTAGCAACAAAGGAAGAACAGTTGTTATTAGAAATTGAAAAAGAAACAGGAGTACAACCTCAGATATGGGCTGCAAGAAACATTGCTAAAATATTTGATAAATTAAAATTAGATTACGAACGCACAGAAAAAACTCAAGCGCCAAGTTTTACAAAAAACTTTTTACAAGAACACAAACATCCATTAGTAAAAAAAATTGCACAAGCAAGAGAGATCAATAAAGCACACACAACATTTATTGATACAATTATAAGATATGAACACAAAGGTAGAATACATGCAGATATAAATCAAATAAGATCCGACCAAGGTGGTACAGTTACTGGTAGGTTTAGTTATTCTAATCCAAATTTACAACAACTTCCGGCTAGAAACAAAGATCTAGGTCCTATGATAAGGTCTTTATTTATACCCGAGAAGGACCATACATGGGGTTGTTTTGACTATTCTCAACAAGAACCTAGGTTGGTAGTGCATTATGCAGCTTTACATCAATTTCCTTCTGTTTACGATGTAGTCGATGCTTATCAAGAAGATTTAAGTACAGACTTTCATAAGACAGTAGCAGAGATGGCAAAGATACCTAGATCACAAGCTAAAACAATTAACCTTGGATTGTTTTATGGTATGGGTAAAGCAAAACTACAAGCAGAGTTAGGTTTGTCTACAAAGGATGAAGCTACAAAACTATTTAATAAGTATCATGACAGTGTGCCGTTTGTAAAAGATTTAATGGATGCAATATCTAGAGATGGATCTGCATTTGGATACATAAAAACATTTGGTGGTAGAAAATGTAGATTTAATAATT